ATGTTAGCAGTTGTTCTCGCACCCGTGATGTGCTTATGGTGGAGATGCCGGGAATCGCACCCGGGTCCAGTATGTGTCCACGTTGCTTCAACGCTAACAAAGTATTTATAACACCTTTAACCAAAGATGTCAAGTTCTAATTGTTCTGCTTGTTCTTTTTCTTCTTTTGGTGATTGTATAGGGCGTAGCCAACTATCTGCAATGTAAGCTCTCGGACTTGGTCCGAATCCTATTTCTAAATCATCTGCTTCAATCCACCAATGGTGATCTGTTACTAACGCTTGACAAGGAACATTACGAAACTCAAACTGTTCACCTTTTTGAAATCTTCCAATATACTCTGCTACTTTAACAATACGTCCTACATTTTCTGGACGTATACTAAAAACAATATATGCTAGATCGCCTTCTTTAACATTCATTACCAAACCCAACTTACCCAACTGTAACGTGTTCCTTTAGTTACAGGTGTTACTTGATGTATATACATAAAAGTACTTGGAAATATTAAAACATCTCCTATAGTTAGTTCTACTTTATAGTCATCAAACATATAAAAGTCGCCGCCTTCAAAGTCATCATTTAAAAGCCCAACTACGCTTAGAGTTGGAATACCTTTGCGCTGACCGTCAAACATTTCTTGCACTCTGTCAGCATGCCAGTGCATTGTTGTTCCTGGTTGGTATCTGTTATACCTAATATCAAGGTATCCGTCCCAGCCAGTTAGACTAGGAATGTTTATATCTTCAATGTATTTGATTAAAACATCCTTTATTTGCTGACATATAAAATTACTTTTATCATCAAACTGATGACTAATTTCTAAGTCGTCATTAAAGTCAAAACGTTCTTTATCGGCGTGAGAATAAAATGTATGTTTTTGCCAGTCGTCTTTTAAATTATCAACGACGGTATCACAAAAGTCTTTATCAAAGTGATTATAAACTTTTACATAATCTTTTAATTCTTTTTTCATAGACCTATTAATCCCCAGCCGTGATTTGCTATTGCATTAGTTATAATAGCAAGACAGGTAACAATGTGTAATAGTATCCACAATGTGCGGATCATTGCTACCCGGTCTGCTTTGCGATTGTCGTCGTAGGCTTTATGGCCTATTGCTTTACACCATAACTCCCACATTAAAATATATTATCGTTAAAATTTACACTAACTCCGCAGCCGCAGGAAGATTGTGCATTTGGATTTTGTATATCAAACATAGCGCCTATAATATCTTTCTTGTAATCAATAGTTGATCCTATAAGAAACATAACACTATGTGCTCCTATTACAAATGCACATCCTGCATCTGTTTTAATTACTTCACTGTCTTTTTCAAGGTCAGAAGGTAATTTAACTAACTGCCAGTCATATTCAAAGCCAGCGCATCCGCCGCCTTTAACATTTAAACTTACTCCGTAGCATTCATTATCATTACAGAGTTTATCAATCTGTTCTTGAGCCGCCGGTGTTAGTGTAATCATTTACATAGCATTCTTTTTGTCTTGGATTTCTTTACGGCGCTCTTTAGTAAGTTTGCCTAGATCACCTAGTGCTTTTCTTGCTCTAGCGGCAGCGGCTTTTACACCTTTAGTTTCAAATGCTTCTTGCTCTGCAAGATAATTATTAAACGCTTGTACGATTTCGTCGTGATTAGTCATATTATTCTCCTGTAACTATATTATATATTTCTTTCCAGTTCTTTACTCGTCTAACTCGATCATCATTCATATTATAACCATGTTCCATAACCAAAGGACGAAGGCCAACTGATTTGCCATGTAGTGCGTTTTCGACTTTGTCTTCAACCCACCAGTGATTGCTACCTTCAAACTGCTGTAGCACCTTGTCCTTATCTGCTCCTGTTCCTAGGTAGATAAAATCTGTAAATGTATCTTCGCCAAATATCTTTTTAATATTTTTTGTACGTAATTTCTGTGCATACTTGTTTGTTGATAGACTTGTAATACAAATAAAGTTCCATCCTTCGTCTGTAAGTTTAGTAATATACTCTACAGCATCTCGTAATGGAGGAAGGAAACCAATCATTGCACTTTCATTAAAATGCTTAATCATTGTTTTACCTTGCTTCTCAGAAATGTCATAACGGACTCCAATGTCATAAATTAACTTTGCTTTATCTACAGTTTCAAAACCGTGTTCTTCCATAAATAGGTTGAACGCATATTCCCAGTTAAAAATAACGCCATCGGCGTCTACTAACATTGTCTTCTTCATCATACATTGCCTTTCAAAATTTGCCTTACTATGTGTATACTATACACTCAAAAAGATTAGTTGTCAACCGGTTTATTGTACCATTCTTGTTCGTATTCTTCTACGATGTTTACTGAATTAATACGTTCATAACGGAAACTGCGCCAACCTTTTGCGTTTACGTCCCATACACTTACAACAGCATCTGACACCTTGCGAACTTTCTCTTGGCTCATAGGATCTTTTTTAGTTGCAGGCGGCTTGATATCTTCGCGTAGTGTGCAAGTCATTACTCGCTTGTCGCCATTGAGTTTAGTGAAATCAACTACTACAACATTTTGCTCTAGCAGTTTGTTTAGATCTTCTTTGTTAGGAATACCTTTTAGATCTGCGATCAGATCTTGTGCTTTATTTTCTACAGTCATTGACGTTACGCTATTTTAATATTTGTAGTACTTTCGATATACTGCTTTGCCATCTCTTCGTCTGTTTTAGCAATAAAAACGATTGTTGCTTTGTTCATTTCGATTGACGAAGATGGTGAAACAGTAAATGTAAAAGGAACCATTCCTAGTCCTTGCTGACTGGCAGTAAGTGCCATTGGTTTAGTCACCTTTAGTGAGTTTTCTGTTTCTTTTTGGAGTCTCGCAATAACTTCTTCGCCTGCTACTGTTTTAAATGAGATTGTGTCGCCTTCTTTGTATGGTGTGTCAATTAACATATTAATGTCCTACTGTATGTCCTGTTCCGTTATAGCCTGTTTCGTCAATATACTGCACAAATTGATCGTATCCGCCTACTGTTGTACCATTAATTTTAATCTGTGGTACAGTACGAGCACCTGGAAATGATTCTAGTAACTCTTCTTTTGTGTAGTCGGTACCAAGTGACTTGTATGTGTATTTAAAATCACGTCTTTCGCAAAGTGCCTTTGCTTTGTCGCAATATGGGCACATTGGTTTTCCATATATTTCTATCATAACGAAAATCCTTTTAGACTGTCTTTATCAACGTCTTGTTTGATGCCACCAATGATATAACTTTCAACTTCAGTTTCTTGTGGAGCAACTTGCAATCCTGAACTAGATAACCAATGCTGTGTCCATGGTAGCGGGTTAGTATTAACTGGTGCATCAAAAATTGCATTCATGCCCAGAGCCTTTAGTCGACGGTTAGCAATGTACTCTACATATTGATGCAATAGTGTTGCATTCAAACCAATCATTGAACCGTCTTTAAATAGATAGTTAGCCCAATCTTTTTCTTCTTCTACACACTTCGTCACGAGCAATAAGTGAAATAATCTTTGCCGAGCCTTCCATTAGCTTTAGTTCGCCAAAGCCAAAGGTGCAAGCAAAGCTCACATAGAAACGTAAACCTTCAAGGATATTTACTGTTTGCATTGCAAGATACAGTTTCTTCTTTACGTCACGCATTGAACCTTCTTTGCGGTGCATAAATGCATCTGCGGCTTCGTTAAACTCGTCGTAATATTTCGTGACACTTTGTGCTCGAGCAATAATTTTCTCATCGTCTAAGATAGTATCGAATACTTCACTTGGATCTGGATACACGTTTTTCATAATATGTGTATACGAACGACTGTGAATTGTTTCAAAGAAGTCCCAAGTAACAATACAACCTTCTAGTTCCGGTAGTGATACGTGCGGCAGGAATGCTAGGCACGGACCACGTCCTTGTACACTATCCAACAATGTTTGATACTTTAGGTTAGCAGTAAAGATGTGCTTCTGTTCTGGACGGAAGTTTGCATAATCTGCTCTATCTTTTTGTAACGATACTTCTTCTGGACGCCAGAAGTAGCCCAGCATAGTTTGATTTAGTTTATCAAAGACAGGAAACTTAAATGTGTCATATCTCTGTGTGTTTTGATCTGCACCAAAAAACATGTTCTGTTTGGTGAAGTCTACTTTTTCCTTATTGAATACTGTCTTAGCCATACTTTCTCTTTCCTTATCTTATGCTATACTACAATCTTTAACATGACATGTCAACCTAAATCGCACACGCTTCGCAAAGCTCGTCGTCTTCATTTATACCATTAGTAGGAACTCCTGCATCTAACGGTTGTGTTACCTTTTCTTCTTCAATCTCACTAGGATCTGTTTTATAATCGTAAGTGTTTTGGTAGTAAGAAGTCTTCCATCCATACTTATAAGTGTTTAGTAGATCTTGTATCATTACGCTCATAGGTACTTCGTTATTTTCAAAGTGCGTAGGGTTATAACTCCAATTGCCGCTAATAGCTTGATCAAAAAACTTCTGCATTATTGCCACCACATTAATGTAGCCTTCATTTGATGGCATATCCCATAAAAGCGTGTAATGATTTTTGAGTGTTTGATACTGCGGAACAATCTGCTTGAGAGGCCCTTTCTTTGATTTTTTAACGGACAAGAATCCTCTAGGTGGCTCAATCCCGTTTGTTGCGTTCGACACAACGGAACTGCTCTCCGATGGCATCTGTGCGGACAGAGTTGAGTGCCTGAGGCCGTGCTCTTTGATATCGTGTCGTAAAGATTCCCAATCATAATTTAAACTGTGTGGAACGATTGTGTCTACATCCTTCTTGTATGTATCAATTGGCAGAATGCCGTCGCTGTATTTAGTACGGTCAAAATACTCACAAGCACCACGCTCCTGCGCTAATTTGTTGCTGGCTTTTAGCAAGTAGTACTGAAATGCTTCTGTTAGGTCGTGTACAAGTTTCCAGGCTTGCGGATCGTTGTATTGTACCTTTTGTCTTGCTAAGAAATGCGCTAATCCAATATATCCTACACCTAATGAACGTCTTGCTTTAGTAGATTTCTCAGCGGCTAAAATTGGATAACGCTGGTAATCAATAATTTCTTCTAGAGCACGTACTGCTAAATCGCATAGTTCTTCTAAGTCGTCTAGTTCTTTGATTACACCTACGTTAATAGCACTTAGAATACATAGTGCAATTTCACCTTCTTCGTCATCAATGTGGTTTAGTGGTTTGGTAGGTAGTGTAATCTCTTGACATAAGTTACTCATATATACAGTATCTTTAAAACTACTGTGTGTGTTAGCGTGGTCTACATTCATAATGTAGATACGTCCTGTTTCGGCACGTTCTTTAATTAGAGCAGAGAACAATTCCATTGCAGGAATAGATTTCTTCTTAATACTTGTAGCACGTTCGTACTTTTCGTATAGCTCTTGAAACTTAGTAGAATCACCAAAATATGCTTCGTATAATCCTGGAACGTCATGTGGCGAGAAAAGAGTAATATCTCCGCCAGATAATAACCTTTCATACATTGTTTTATTCAACTGAATGCTGTAGTCTAGTTTACGTACACGATTGTCTTCTGTGCCTTTGTTGTTCTTTAGCACAAGAATGTCTTCAATCTCTTGATGCCAAAACGGGAAGTGATGAATTAACTCCTCTGATGCGCCCTGCGTTAATGCCGATGCCAGCTCTCTGCGCTGTGTAACGTCCAATAGACATATCACTGGCAAAAATGGAATCAAGCGTGTCATCTGAATCAACGAGGACACACGAGGCAAACTGTCTGATAGGTGTTCGCACTCCTGCCATGACTGGGGTCGGAATGTTGACTTTAAAAAGTGAGGTCGCATCGTAGTATCTCCTTACATAGTGCATACGTGTTTCTTTTGGATAGTTATGAAATAGTGTTGCCGCGATCATCATATACATAAACTGAGGGGTTTCAAAGATCTCTCCTGAACTACGATCCTGTACTAGATATTTGTCGACTACTTGACGCATGCCTGCATAGGTAAAGTTTTCGTCACGCTTATGATGAATATAACTATCCATTCTATTAATTTCTTCTTCAGTATAAAAATCAAGAATTGCAGGATCATAAACTTTACGTTCAATATTTTCTTTAATAATTTCTAAAAATGTCTTTGCGTTAAACTCGCCGAACACTTCTTTATATAGTCCGTAAGTTAAAAGTCTTGAAGCAGCATATTGATAATTAGGAGATTCTAAAGATATAAGATCGTTGGCCGAACGCACCATAATCTCTTGTATTTCTGCTGTACTCATTCCATCGTAAAACTGTAAGTTTGCATTCATTTCAATTTGTGAACTACTAACTCCGGCTAAGCCTTCACAAGCATGTTCGACTACTTTGTGTATCTTATCAATATTGATCGGTTCTTTGCTGCCGTTACGTTTAACGATGTGAATACCATTTGACATTTATTTCTCTCCTAATTTCATGTTTAATATTTATTGGCTTTAGACAATGCGAAGATGTGTTGCGAGTGTAAATCTTCAGGTAAGTCTTCTTTTTTAACAGCAGCCTTTTCTTCGTACCCTAAAACAAAATCGTCTACAAATAACAAGTACATGTACCCTAACACATTGTCTGTACAGATATGTATCTCAATAGTTGCCCCTTTAAAGCGTTCGGTTAACTGTAAAGAATAACCGTAACCTAGTACACGAGTAAAGTCACAGTACCGATTCTCTAATATTAACTCCCACGGATCTGGCCAAGCATCTTGATCAAATGGATCTGTGTGAATACTAACACTAGGTGCTTGTGCATAGAACTGAATCACCTTACTTAAAGGATCAGACGAGTCTTCTAAAGAGTCGCGAAACTTCGCCCAAGACTGTAGTCGTTCTTCATAGGATTTTGCGAACATTATGTTATACTAGTTTGTTTTGTTTTCACTTTAAATTTAAAATTGCTTCTTGAGTTTGAAGGCATACTTGAAGAATTGCTTCTAATTACAATAGTTTCGTTCTCACTATCTGCATTCATATCATCTAGTATAGCATCAAAATAAAGTTTGTCAACATAATTTGTGTCGCCTTGATAGTCGTAATCGTCCGAAACTGAGATACTTGGCGTACCGTTAGCACTATCATCTCTGCTGTTACATAGTATGTGTAACGTTCCTGAACGTACACCATTCCAGCCTTGTTCGCTTGTTATCAGATAGTCTACTTCGAAAGATTGGTTAATAACTTGAGGCAATCTAAACAAAGTAATAGCATTACCATCTGATACTGTTACTTCGTGCTCAAAGCCCCATTGAAAGTTTGATGGACCTTTAACTTCTGGAATATACGGAACTGATCCAATAATTGGACTTCTAATTTCAAAAAAGATCTGTCCACTCGTATCATGTGCAGCGTTAACAGTTATTTGTGTAGGTGAATCAACACTTTGTACTGTAGTAGGATCGCCGCCGAACTCACCAGTGCCGCTTGTCTTTGTTAATATTTGTCCTACTCTAACTGAACTAGTGTCTGCCATTGTTACAGATAGTTGCCCTGCTGTAATAACTGCATTTGTAGCAAGGATAGCACCCTGCGTGTAAGAAAGTATTTTAGTTCTTGAAAAGAAATCATTTATACTTTCGTTGCCTAGTTTCGCAAAATTAATAACAGGTGTTACCGGTATATCATCTGCGCCGCCGTCGTTACCACAAGTAATAAATTTGTTACCTCGACTTACGTTGTAAGTTCCTTCTGTAACTAGAATTGCTTCTTTGCTTATGTTAGTAAATACGCAATCTGAAAATATGTTATTATGGGGTCCAGTTGCTGTACCGTTTGCAATGTTTCCATCTAAGGTCATTCCCTTACCAAATGCAACGCCGTAACCGGCAACGCCAAAATTACTTGTTGTAAATACGTTATCATTAATATCAAAGTCTGAAACTACTAGGTATCCAAATCCTTGAATATGACAATTAGTAAACTCGTTTCGGACACTTTCTACACCACCATTTTTGCTGTTTAGGCTAAGTCCAATATTGAAGGTAGTGTTTGTATCAGTGTCAATTATATTACCTGTGGTCCAATTACCAATAATAGTTAAATTTTCAAAATAACTATCTCTACAACTTTGTAAAACAAGTCCTTTAGATCCGTCAACAACTTGTAGTGTTAATCCTTCTACACGAATATTTCTAGCTTGTGTTGCATATTCTCCGTCGGTTACATATGCACCTGGGCGACTTTCGTCACTGACAGTAGTGAAAACAGAACGTCCTGGGTTTGTTTGTTTAATAATTGTTTTGCCTGCGCCGTCGCCTATAATGTTTGCATGAGGCGGAATTCTAATAGTATCTTTTACTGTGTAAATACCTGCAGGTACATGTAAGGTAACTCTATTACGTTCGTTTAATTCTTGGCCTGCATTCAAATATAACTGATCGATTGCTCTCTGCAGCAGAGCAGTTGCATCTTGTGATTCTGCTCCAGTTGCTCCGAAAGAACGTACTGTAACTGTTTCGTCTAGTCTTTCTTGAAGTGTACGCTTTACAGGATTAACTGAATCGATTCCTGTAATAACCGAGCCGCTGTTGTTCTTATAAATGTATTCATTTGCTACTTCAAACAGATCACTATGTTCAGTTAAAATTTTTGTATTGCCAACTTGTGGTGCACCTTCTGCAACACTACCGTTACCAATATATAATTTTTGTGTATCTACTGCCCAACCAAACTCACCAGAGGATAGTTGCGGCAATCCAGAACCTTGATTTTCTTGTCCTCTACGGACTTGTATTTTTGATATTTGAACAACAGCCACGTGTTTCTCCTACGCTTTTATTATGTATTTATGCGTGTTGTTCGTAATACTTGTATACTCTTTCATACCATTCATTGCGCCATTCGTCGTATTCGTGCGGCCAAACATCAAATTGTTGGTATTCTCCTGCACGACTGCACATAAACACATGTCCTTCTTTAATATCTGTTCCATATATTTCATTGTGTGCTTCTGCATATGCTACAAGTTGCAAGAAGTAGTCAACTACCCATTCAACCTTCTTGGGCTTGTTGGTTTGTTTGAAGTCCATGATAGAGGGCTGACCTTTATACTGTCCTACCAAGTCAGTCGTACCAGCGTACATGTTGGGCATGTATAGGGCTACCTCAGAACCCCATATCTCATCTACATCAGTAAGTGCTTGGGTCTTGATAATCTCAGCCATACCGTGTGCTTGTTGAGCATAAGGGTTAGACCCTGGTTGGGGCCACTCACCGAATTCAATGTAATCCTCTAAGTATTTGTGCATACGGGTACCAACCCCCGCCGCTTCAGTAACAATCTCTTGTGCCTTTTTCTCACCCACCCTCTTCTTCCAAGCAATGAGGTGTGTCTTATCTTTGGTAGCGTCGAGGATAGTAGTGACAGAGGCCACCGCATTTCCATCGGGGGTCTCATAGAGCCTCTTGCCGTTTACTTGTTTTCGTGAGATGGGGGTGTAATCATACTTGTTTAATATTAGACTCAAAACGTTTTTCCTATATCATTTTATATAGTATACAACATAAGTTGTTAAAAGTCAAGAAAAAACCTTTAAATTATCAAAAGCCCGATGCCACCCAAAGAACTGAGCTTTATAATCTGAATGATCGTCGCTGCTTAGATGTTCCCATTCGTTGCGTTTTTCTATAAGTTTATTTGCACCTTCAAGCCAATCAGTAGTTTCAATAATTTTTTCTAACTGTATCTTAGCTTCTTGTGCATCATCAAGATTGTCAAAGTCTTGTTCAATGTGTATTACTTCCATAACAATGTCTGTAGATACATAATCTAAACTAAAATCAATACCCCATTTAGGTTTAATGTTTAATAGTTTTTGTAGTATAGGACGTTCGCTTACTGCTTCTTGTACTTGTAGTAAAGCAAGACCGCCAAGGGCAAATCTTTGTAATAGCATACAATGATCGAGTACTAATCCTTTTTCACTATCTTCAATGTCTATATACCAAGGCTTTACAGGAGCAACATGATATTGAATATCGTAATTTAATTTGATTCCTTGTGCTTCGTAATATGCACGTTCTAATAGTGCAGGAACCTCGTATCCGTCTTTATCAAAGTCTTTTAAAGAAAGTGTTTTAATTAGTGGCTGTGCGATTGGGTTAGTTAATTGAAGTTTGCTATCGAAGTCATTTTGCTGCTTCTGCAACTTCATTTAAAGGTCCCCTAAGTCTGTTGCACGTTTTGCCATTTGATTAACAGTGTCGCCGCCGCCTTCTGGTTCAGCTAATGGGCCGCCGTCATCTAATGTATTCTTAGTTTTAGGCTCAATACCTGTCTTATCAAAATTCTTCACCATAGTTTTTACACGAGGATCAGTGTCATAGGCTGCTTTAAATGTGCCAAAGTCAAATTGCTCTGCTCCAACATTTTGCATAAGTTTATTTAGATCGAGATTTTTTGAACCAGATTTTATTTGATCTGGTAATGGTCTTTCAAAGTGTAGGAAAACAGTCTCACCTTTTGAATCAGCTGCACCAATGACAGTTCTTAGAACTTGAACTAACTTAGATGCATCCTGTGACTCTAGGACTTTTTTTTTGAAAGGATTCTTCCTATCTGACGTGATTTTTCAGCTAACTTTTTTTTTGAACGGTTTACACTTTCACGCTTTGCACGACCTGCTTCTTCGTCGCCGCCGGCTGCTGCTGGTGCTGCTCCCATGCCATCATCTGCTGCTAAAGGATCTTCAATTGGTTCCATTCCTGGATCTGCCATGTCGTCTGCTGGCATATCTGTACCCATCATGTCGTTGCCCATTGGTGCTTCTTCGCCAGTAAGCATTCCAACGCCGCTTGTTAGTGTGCCACGTGCGCTTTCCATTGCTGAGTATAGTGCTTCAAGTGCTGGCTTAATTGATGCTGTAAATGCTTCTGATTTCTCGCTTCCCATTTCATCACGGATAGCGTCTGCAAGTTCTAGCATTGATTCAGTTTGCATTTCAGCTGTGTCTTCCATCCAACCAGTAACACGATCAACCATGTCCTTAGCTGCCATTACTAGTTCTGCTTCGTCTTCAGCGCCTTCAGTAACTACTGATTCATCTGTTTTCTTTTTCTTTTCTTTATCTTTAACAGCTTTCTTCATAGGCTCTTTTTTGTCGCCGTCGCCATCAATATCAATATAGTCTGGCTTTGCTGCTTCTTTCATTGATGCTTTGTACTTTTCCGGATCGCCTGTGCCGCCACAGTCTGGGCAGCTCTTTGGACAAGTTTCGTCACAGTCATCTGCTTCGCCAATCATTTCGCGCTCTGAAATTGCAGCATTTAGGACATCAAGGAAGAGTTTTGATTTTTGATATCCTTCATTATTAACAACAGAGTCGAAACTTTCATTAGTTTCTACTTGCGATAATTTAGTTCTAATTTTATTACGAGCATCTTCTAATTGCTCTAATGTAAAGGCGTCAATGTTTACTTTTGAGCCAAAACGTTTCGCTAGGCTTTCGTTTAGTCCTTTAGCGGTAACTGGTTTCGAAATTTCTCTAATATTCATTTGTAACTCTTCCTATGAATTTCTTTGTTATAGTTATTTATCATCTTAGTAATAGATATACTTATCTAGATGATCCTTTGCTTGGAGTGTTTTCTCTCTAGCAATGTCGTATCTTGTTTCAGCAACTTCTCGTCTAGTAGCATCTTTAGCTACTTTTATAGTATGCTTATAAAATAAACAATCATTATAATACTTTGCTATTTCTCTATCTTTTTTAATTATATCTTCTTCGTCCTTTGTGCCTTTGCCTTGTGCTAAAACTTTAGCAAGGGCTAATGCACTTGTTTTACAAAATGTTTCTGTAACTAATATATTTTCGGATAGATCATATACTTTATGATAGCCTTTTTTGTTTGATCTTACAATATAATTACCCACACGTATACTATTGCCCTTTGCATAAGGAAACATTGCAGGGTCAATAGAACTATTTAAAAGAGCCTCGAGCTCTTTAACAATTTGGGGTTTGTATATCATTCCTCACTACCAGCGTTTGAAGTCCAACAACTATTTTACTTACCAAACTCTTGCGTATGAGGTTCTCTATAACGACTTGTTCTCTTTCGTTAAATGACGATAAAGGAGTTCTACTATCAATATTTTCTAACACTTCGTTTTCTTCGTTAGAAACTTGTATAGTAAACTGCTTTAGTACGTCATCAATCCTCATCGGATTGTACCTCGTCACCGGGTCTGATTGTTTGTCTTGCTTTATTTGGACTGTTCTGCGCACTATTTCTATTTTGATGCTGAACTTTACCTGTTCTAGGATCTTTATTTAATGCGTTTGGATTCTTTCTGGTATCGATAGTTGTAGTAACGCCAGGCTCTTGTTCAATTTCAACACTGTTTCCAGTAACTCTTCTGACTTTACCTGTAACTTCGTTAATTTTCATTTCATTCTCCTTGAGCGTTTACTACTTGATTTTCTTGGTCTAACTTTAGCAGCACTCTTATTTAATTTTGCTGTTCTAATTGCTCCGGGATTTGATCTTTTTGTTATTCCGGATCTATAAGCCATTGCTTGTTTTTTCTTTTGTCTAGTTTTTTTCAAACCGGCACTTTTATGAACATTTAATGGTTTATTACATGAAGCAGGCGAAGCCATTACTCTGCCTTTTCTTGCACCACTAGTACAACGATATTTTCTTACACTGCCGCCGCTCTTGCCTTTAGACCATACTTGAGTGGCTTCGTCTATAGTAAGCTCTCGTAAAAACATTTACTTACGTCTCGCTGCTTTGTTCATTTGTTGAACCCTGCGACTTGCAGGATTAACTCTTTTAGTTCTTTTTGTTTTCTTTGCAAGTCTAGGACCTAGTCTTGCCTTCATAACTTTTAACCTTTTAGACTTTTTCAGATCTGGTGCTGCAAAACACTGTTGCATCTTAGCAACTACTCTACCATTGCGTCTACCACCGACACAACGATACTTGCGCACAACTTTCTTACCAGAACGTGCCCAGACTTGCTTCTCATCTATTTGGTCATTAAAAAACTCACGTATTAACATATAGTTATTTATCGTGAGTGAAGGTCTATTGCAATAAAATTACAACGATTGTAGAAAGTAGTCCTGCTACAATAGTGCCGGCTGAGCCAATTAATACTTTTGTCATTGATTGGTTACCGCTTTTAATATCTTGATGGATTTCGTTAACTTTATTTTCGAGATTGGTCATACGTGTATCAAGTTGCTCATAACGCAGAGCGCATAAGTCAACGTGTGCTTCTAAACTTTCTCTTTCTAAATCTGTTGTAGGCGAACTAGCCATATAATAATCTCCAATTAAAAGTAAACTCGAAGTTAGCCTTGTGGTGTGTTTTTATATAGCCTTAGTAGTGTTTTATATAATATTATTTATCAATTTCAGTAAAAATGATGTTTCGAAAGCCGTTATTTGACAGTGTGGTAAACACTGCTGGGCTATGGTCTACAGTATCATCTAGACCAGGTATAAATGGAACAAGGTCGAAATCTGTTTCTAACATATCTAATGTTAAACTTTTATCTTGCTCAATAGTAAAATCTACAGTCCAAACATTATGTTTGCCTTTGTATTTGTTTCCGAACCCAAACCCAGTTAAAGAAACCTTATCTATAGTAATATCAAACTCTGTAGGATTTGATCTAAGTCCGATTACATTATAAAGAGTATTAAAGTTTGCTTGTTGCTTTATTGCTTTAGAATCGTCAACACCTTTTCGAGCATGTGTTTGTGTTACATCTACAATGGTTTGAATGCGAAATCTCATACAGTATTTACAGTCATAAAAAAAGCACCACTATAAAAGTGGTGCTTTAGTGTGACGCCTTGTAACGTCGGTTCCTAAAGGTAGCTAGGAATTAATTATGCTGCGCCAGCGATCTTGTTCTCAAATGTGTGAGTTGTAGCTGAAGTAACACCAGTTGCTCCGTAGTCAGAACCGTCTGTGATACCTGCACCTTGTAGCATTACTGTTACTACGTTAGTGTCTTTGATGACGCCAGCAACAGTATTGCCTTCGCCTTCAGCTTCTTTGATTGCTGCTACTGCTTCTGCATCTGTGATGCTTGACTTTGATAGTGTTACGATGCGTGTAACTGGGCCAACGCCGTTACCATCACGTAGTACTTCGTAGTTATCTGCTACGCTTGTTCCTGTTAAATCTGCCATTTTTTTCTCCTATATTCTCTAATGACACACCTTCACGCTCAGTGAAGTTGTTATATGTATTTACCATTTTACTAAAAAAACTGCTATAATTAGCTTTTTTTGGCTCTGTTATGCAGTTGTCTTAGCTGTGCGATGTATGCAGGGCCTGCTGTAATAATATCATCTATCATTTTTGCAGCAGGAAGATAGCCTTTGACGTATTGATTAGGCGGAGTTCGGCCTTGCTCTGCATACTCTACAAACTTAGTAGCTCGCATTGCGTTTTCTAAACCAACAATATAAGCATAAAGAGCTACACGTTTTTCCGCAGATAAGCGTTCGATTCTACGTCCTCTAATATCTGCCCAAGCATCTTCATCTAGATGTTTTTCAACTAGATCTTCTTCATATAAACCTTTTATGAAGTCCATGTTGTCCATTAGCCTAAATATCTCTTTACAAATAGTTGTGGGATTTCGTGATAGTCTTTAATATCAAAAAAGTCTGCGGCACTTGCACTATTCTGCATGTCTCTTTGGAATTGTGTTCTTACGTTAGGCTTAACTTTATCGGTAGTCATCAACATACGAATTACTCTTGCTTGATCGGCATTTACTTTAAATTTCTTGCCATCATCGCAAGTTACTGTGTCAACCGGGTTTGGATTCCCTTGACTATCTAATACCTTGCCTAGCTGATCATACATAGCTGCTTGCTTATATCCAGGCTCTTCATCGTCTGATGCTGACATATCAAAGTCATCCCAGTCGTCTTCTAGTACAGGCTTAACGATTGCGTCAAGTTCTGCTTCAAATTGTTCCATTACGTCTTTCATTTATCTCTCCACTGATCTGTTTGCTTTGCTGAAATATTCTCTAGGGACTAGCTTGATATCCCCGTCTGGATGTGCCAATACATAACCTTCACCGCCGTCGCCATGAGCATCCTGTGACACAGGACCATGTGGTCCAATATGTGCTGTTACATCGGTTTCTTGTTGTTCCAGCTGATTAATAATATCGTCTTTAACTCTCATTATGCCTTGTACAATTTGCCACATTGCATTGTAACCTTGTACATTTGAATTAATTAGATCGATAATTTTTTGTTGTTTTGCGTTGCTTACCTTAGACTGCTTTAACCAAGCAATAAAATCTTTGGCTAAATTGGTTAGTCCACTATCAACTTTTGAATTTAGGTATGCATAAAAGATTTTAGGTAAGTCTTTCATTTTAGCTTGCGTTAATGTTTCGGTATTTAATATCGAATCAATCGCTCCTGCATTTTGACTTACTAGTTTCTTTAACTCTTGAATAGCACTATCATCAATCTGCGGTGGATCTTGTACAGTTACTGGTGGTAAAACTAATACATCATTTCCTGTAACAATAGTTTCTACTTCGTTGCCTGCTAATGCACGTTCGGTACCTTGTTCGTCTACTAGTCTATGGATAACAATACCACAGTTACTAGCTGCAATATCTCTACCAATATCACTGTCTTGTTTTACTTTATATGTAACAATGTTTGGTGTAAAAATATAATGATCATCTTGTATTTCTGGTGTGTTAAAGTATAACATATCACCTTTGAGGTATCCCCTAAAATCTTTTGATATAGATTTTTCGAAGTTATCATATGCTGTAGTCATGTTTTTAATTAGATCACCATAACCATCTGGATTCTTCTTATAACCCGGACGATTCATTAACATTTGTTGGAGGGCTTTTGCTGAGGTTGCTTTTCCGTCGTATCCTTTTGCACCAAATCCCGACTTGTCTGTAAATACAAACTCTCCATCTTCATTGCGGCCAAAAATGACTGCGGGAGATCCATCCCATTTGATTGTGACATTTGCATGTCCTCCTTGCTCCAAACCTTTTAAACTTTCAATAGCTCGAACTGCTCCTTTAGATCCTTCCCAAAAAATAATATCTTCTGCATGATCAATACGAGCACCTTCATTGAGTTGGCTTTCGCCTACTAGTTTACCTTGTAAAGGATGTTCACTACGTCCTGGCTTTGCTGTTGGCATAGTGTCTTTGCCCTTTGCTTGTCCAGCAGACCCGGTTTTGTGCTTACGCTTTTCTATTATTTTAAAGTCAGTATATCTCATTTACGCATCCTAATACCGTTGCTTACCATTACTGAACTATTTAAATTTAAACCTGCGAGCTCTTTAATTCTATCAAGTTCTTCATTTTTTAAATCGTCAGGTACACCAATATCTTGTACCTGTTTATTTTCAGCAAAACTATCTAGAATCTTTTTAACCATCTCTGGATCGTAATTCTTTTCCATTGCTGCTTTTAAACTTTCATAACTATTTATTTTTCTTTGTATAGCCGTCGCCTTTTGCTTTTGGTACAGGTGTACGTTTAATGCGTACAAGTCCGTCGCTTGGTGACCACATCCAACGCTCAACTTCTACAGGGCGGCCGTCATCAATTTTTTCTTCTGATGCATTACGCTGATATACTGCACAAATAGTTGCAATCATAATGTTACGGAATACACCTTTGTACTTTGATTCTTTTTCACTTGGTGAATGATAATATGTTTTCATCCAACCCGGGTCGCCTGGCATAAAGTCTACTTGCACTTTGCCTGTACGAGGTTTTGATGTTTGTTTGCTTGCATCGTAATTAACAATGTCAACGCTTGTCATTATTACACTCGACTTTGCAATATCTTTTACTAGAGGACTTGCTTCAATTTTCTTTACAAGTTCTGGTATTTTATCAGGATCAACTTGAATAGCAACATCAATATCGCCTGAAAACTCTTTTTTGCCAACACTACCGAGAACATTATTCTTTAGGTCTATTCCCAATGATTTTTCTAGTGCATCAAGTGTTGGTTCGATTTCATCAATGTGAATTGGGCCTACACCCGGCATTGCACCGCCTTCAACTAATATCATTGCTTTTACTCTCAATAACTTTTTGTATACCACGTTTAAACTTACGTGGATCACCGCTTCTAATACTATTAATAAAACGTCTTTCTAACTCGCCAGCAGTGTCTGCATCATACGTATTTGAAATTTTATTTAAAAGATTAATAGCACTTTCGATGATATTACTACCGCTAGACTCTATCAAGTGATCTTTTGTATCGGATAGAGTCAAATTGTTCAACTCTTCTAAAATACTTCTAGTACGTTTCTTCATTATATCTGCTCCGTTAATGTATTTAGCGAAGTTAAACTATAAATAACTGTGTTAATGGGGCAACACACTGGAGGGTTCAATGATTTCAAAAATGTCTTTCCCGGAACGTTCGTTATTATTTGCTAGACTAAGTTCAATTGCATATAATGATAACATCAAGGAAGTAAAAAAGCAAGTTAAAAAATTAGGATTTACAACTGTTGAATTTTACAACAGAGATGGGGCACAAGCATATCGTTTTCAAAATGCAGACGATCTAGTAATTGCGTGTCGCGGTACACAGCCAACAGAGTTCAACGATATCAAAGCAGACTTAAAAGCTGTGCCTGTTGTAGCAGAAACAATTAGCAGAGTACATCAAGGTTTCAAACAAGAAGTAGATGAACTTTGGCCTATGATTGTTGAAGATATTACACGAACACAAAACTTAGATAATAAACTTTGGTTCACAGGACATAGTTTAGGTGCAGCAATGACAACTATTATGGCTAGTCGTTGTTTTCATGATCCTGCATTACCAAACCCTATTGAAACATACACTTATGGTTCTCCTAGAGTGGGTTGGCCAGCATACTGCAAGAGTCTAGGCATGACGCATCATCGTTGGGTTAATAATAACGACATAGTAACTCGTGTGCCGCTTTGGGTAATGGGTTATAGACACCACGGTGAAGAACATTATATGAATGCATGGGGCAATGTTCGTACCCCAACAGGATGGCAGCGTTTCAAAGATCGTATGCGCGGTATGTGGATGGGCATCAAAGCAGGTAGCATTGATAACTTTTCAGATCACGGTATGAACTTTTATATTGCAAACTTAGAAATGTATGCAAGTGGTAAAGAGAACAGTCAAAATTAGTCGCCTGCTATAACATTTCCGGCGCCTGACATAATAGGGTGACCACAACTTGTAGGGTCACCCTCTCTAGCCACAAAAGCATTTTCTGCAACTACTTTCTTAGTATGTCCTACAATAACTGAACCGTTGTGTATTCCGCCAGGAGTATGCGGTGTAATAGTATCGCCTTCACATGCAATAGGCGTGTTGTTTAATATTACTGTGGTGCGGCCACTAATTATTAAACCTACTGCTGTGTCTTTACCTTTTCTAGCTGCCGCTGGCATTATAAGAAACCTCCAGGCGCTTCTGGCTCTACAAAAGGTTTACGTTCTGTATCTGGTTTTGCTCTTGTTCTTGCATTTTCAGATATAGCCTGACTAAATTCAGCCATACCGTTCTTCAATAATAATGCACCTGCTTCTGTATCAATTGCATTTCTAAACAACGAAACTGCATATTGATTTAAACTTCCTTGTATACTAACACAACTACTGATAATTTTTAAAGGAAATGTATAATCTGGCCAAGCACCATCTACTGTTCCTCTAATCCCATCAGTTGGACTACCTGCCGGTGTAATAATTCCTGCTGGATAAGGAGCAACTGTATTTGTTAACTGTAAAAATGAAAGACCAAACCCGGCAGTCTCCATTGCATCATATGCTGATCCTAGTGCAGAAAGAGCACCAGTTTCTGTAATTGCTCCGCCTAACTGTTGGAATATATTTGCTTCTGGTTTAATTTTTTCTTCAGGCACTTCGTCGCCGTTTTCTTCTAATGACTCTTTAATAACTTCAAAGTGATAAGGATCTAATTGGTCTTTAACATTCAAGCCGCCATTAGGTGCAATTATATTCTGTAATGCAATTATTAATTCAATTTGTGCTAGAGTTGCTTGTGCCATATTTTTAGCAATGGCGCCAAACTCTTTACTATGATTAGGAACATTTAACAACAAAGTACCACCGTGACTCCTGTCAGGTATAGTAGCAAAGTCATTCTGATAATCTGGAACATCGATAAAAATTGAAATATAAGATGTATCAATTCCCGGAACACTGGCAGCTGTTCCAGTAACCCAGTCAAGTCCTAGTTTATCTAATGCCCATGTACCTGCTTTAGCTGCGCCTGATATAATACCCATAAAGTAATCTCCTTACAAGTATTTATCGGCGTACTTTATTGTTATACTCAATCGCCTCTTTTAGTATAGATAAATCAACGTTATCGCGTTGAGCTGTTTGTATGAGTGCGCTAGTATCTTTAGGAAAGCAATGTCCTCCAAAGCCACGTTCTTTTGTCACTTGTGTATGACTTTCTGTAATGCGAAGATCCATTCCTGTGTAATGTGCAACTGCTGCATACTCCACGTCTAGTGCATCACATAGATCGTACATCTGATTAAAGAACGCAACCTTTAGAGCAAGGAAACTATTGCGAGCATACTTGGCAAGGATAAGTTCTTCTGGCTCTGCTATCTCGCAACTTACATTAAACACTTTTGCCCAGAAGTTACAACTTGTTCCGCCAATAAGCATCAAATCCATTGCACGTAAATCTTCTACTGCACTTGCGGCACGTAGAAACTCTGGACTAAAGTTTAGCATACGGTTTGGAAATGCGTCTACAAGCATCTGCCAGCCTTCTACGCTAATCGTACTTTTGATTAGAATAGGTACATCTGGTGCTGCTTCAATTACTTCGTACACATTGTCCATATGACAACTGCCGTCTGGGCGTGGAGGTGTACTCACACAGACAATCACAGCGTCTACATCTGCGAAGTCAGCTTCAAATCCTAGTGCCGGATCGCTTACTACAATATCGTGTTTGTTTTTTAATACAGCGGCGTGAGCCTTACCCACGAAACCGTATCCTGCTATTCCAATTTTCATAATACTATTTAAACACAAATCAAACTCTCTGTCAACTATTATGATAAATATTCTGGCAAGATAAGTTCTCGACCTGAGTAGTTGGTAGCACAACTGGCGTCCGCCTTACAAGACATCATTACAAAAGGAAAAAACAATGACCAATATAGCTAAAGCACTTGGTCGTGTAATGATGACTGCTGTCTCATTTGCACGACCTTCAACAAAGAGACATGCTGATGTTCAGCGTTGGGTAGAAACGGAATACCGTAACGATCCTAACTATGCGTATCAGTGTTTAATACACGGCATCAAGCCAAACCTAAGATAAAAC